CCCAACCAAGCAGCTCGCCGAGCGCGCGGGAGTATCGGTGCGGCAAATCCGCTGGTGGGTGACAAATGGGCCGCTGCGATGCCGGCATCGTCATCGCCAGTGGGAGCGGTGGCTCTTTTCGGGCGATGAGCTGTTGCGGGCACTGATCATCCGCGAACTGAAAGCGCGCGGGGTTTCGCTCGAGCGAATGCGGCGCTGGAAGCTCGGGCCGCCCGGCTGGGCCGCGTATCTGGTGATATCGAGCGATCGCCTGGCCTGGCGGCGCGACATCCCGAGCGTCATCCGCTGCGTCAACCGGGCGCGGTCGGGATGTCTCGTCGTGAGTATTGCGGATCTCCGCGTTGAAGCGGCGGCGGCAGGGCGGAATGTTCGCCCGCTCGCCGCCTGACGAATCATAGCCCGTGCTCCCATTAACCGAACTACAAACCGCGATCTACAACGCCCTGACGCCGGCGCTTGCGCCCGTTCCGGTCATCGACCAGGCCGGGCCGAATCAGGAGTACCCGTATTGCACGATCGGCGAGTTCGTGGGCGGGCATGACGATACGCTGACCGAGCAAGCCGTCAATCTGGACGTCACGGTGCACGTCTGGTCGCGGCAACCGGGGATGCAGGAATGCCAGCAGCTCATGACGCTCGCGAAAGACACGCTCGATCGCGCCAGGCTGCCCGCTACGGGCTTCCAGTGGGTCACCACGATCTGGCTCTACGCGCAAACCTTGCGCGAGCCGGACGGCGAAACGCGGCACGGAATCTTGCGGTTTCAGGTTATGACGTTCGAGGTATGACTCACTTGTCGTCAAGCGTGCGGAAGGCGGCGGTCGGATCGGCGATGCTCGGCCGAAATGCGCCTGCGATCCGGTCAAGTTTGAAAAGGACGGCGGCGAGCATTTTCAGAATGTGGCGAGTAGCGACATAGATGCTTCCGAGCACCAAGCCGGTGCACGCGCCAACAATCACACCAATCACTATTAGCAGGTCTCTTTGAGGTTCCATCAAATCAATTCTGACATCGAAAGGTAGGGTAGCTATACGTCTAAGTTCACCGGTAAGCACGCTGAGTTCCTTGTAGTCACAGGAACGGCGCCCGGCGCATACGCCGCGGTTGGGCAAGTGCAGGAAATCGGCGACATCTCGGTTACGGCGGAAGAGGTTGATGTTACGACCTTGGACGCCGGCGATTATCGCGACTACATTCAGGGCTTCAAGGATCCGGGCGAGTGCGAGCTGACCGTGATCTTCGATCCGGGGCTCGCGGGGCATGACGATTCGACAGACGGCCTGGTCGGATTGTTTGCGTCCGGTGAGGTCCGGGATTGCGCCATCCGCTGGAATTCTTCGGTGGTTGGCGGCGAATCGTTCGGCACGTTCAAGGCGTTCATTCGCGACATGACATATGGCGCGTTGAATCCTGATGATCCGCAAACCATCACGCCGCTCTTCCGCATTACAACGCCGATTACGCTGGTCGATACGCTGCCGACGCCGACCGTAGCCGCGGCTGCCTAGCCAGGAATCTCATGCCCGAAAACCTTGTCAATGCGGCCGTTACTGTCACGCTGGATGGCCGCGAGCTCGTATTGCGCTACAAGGCGCTCGCCTTCATCCGATACGCGGAGGAAACGGAATCGGATCTGTTAGCCGATATCCGCGAGATCGGCGCGCTCGGCCAGGGAATTCAGTCAGGGGGCGCGGGCGCGGGCAAGCTGTTCGCCAAAGTCCGCGATATCCTCTGGGCGGGCCTGCTGCACGAGCAGCCGGATACGACGCGGGACGAGGCGGCGCGGCTGTTCGGCCTGGACGATATGCCGGTGCTCATGCCGGCGATCGTCTCGGCGCTGCGCGGGTCACTACCGGAGGCAACGGGCGAAACGCGCCCTATGAAACCGCCGCGGATACCGCGCCGCGGTGGGATTTTGACCGGTGGCTCCAATTCTGGGCCACACTCCGATGCGGATCGGGAATCGGCGCGCGAGAGTTCGGTAACCTGACGCTGCGCGAGATCGCGCATCTGGTTAAGGCGCGCGAGGCGCGCGACGATCGCACCGACTGGTACACGGCGCGGATCGCCGCCATGCTGGTCGCGGTGAATTCCAAGCGCGGCAAGTATGAGCCGCGAAAATACATGCTGAACGCGAAACGGCTGGCCGAGAAGGCCGAGAGCATCAAGCGCGAACCGATGACCGGCGAGCAAGTGCTGGCGCGCTTCCGGCAGTTGGGTGTGCCGATTATCGATAAGCGGGGTAAATCCTAGTGGGCGGGATAGCGGGCTCTGGCGTTTCGCTCGGTACGCTCTGGGTCGAGATCAACGCCAAGGTTGATGAAGCGCTCGGCGCGATTCAGAAATTCGGTACTGAAACCGGCGCCATTATGGAAGAGCAGAAAAGCAAATGGGGCGCTCTATCCGAGAAGCTTCAGGGCATCAGCCAGGGCATGAGCCAGGTCGGCGGCACGCTTTCGGCGGCCATTACGGTGCCGCTCGTTGGCATCGGCGCTGCGGCGGTCAAGGTCGCCGAAGATTTGAACCGGGCGCGCACGAGCTTTACAACGATGCTCGGATCGGCTGAAGCCGCCGATAAGATGCTGAAGGATCTGCAGACATTCGCCGCCAAGACGCCATTTGAATTTCCCGACCTCGTCGAGGCCGCCCGACGCATGAAGGCGATGGGTGTTGAAGCGCAGCAGGTCTTACCTTGGCTCACGTCCATCGGCAATACGGCTGCGGCGCTTGGCGGCGGCAAAGATGTGATCGACGGCATCACGACGGCGCTTGCTCAGATGAGCGCAAAGGGCAAGGTTTCGGCTGAAGAAATGAACCAGCTCGCCGAGCGCGGTGTGCCAGCCTGGAAGATTCTGGCCGATCAGATCGGCGTCAGTGTGCCCGAAGCGATGAAGATGGCTGAAAAAGGCGCGGTCGATGCAGCTACTGCAGTTCCGGCGATTCTCGAGGGCATGAACAAACAGTTCGGCGGCTCGATGGAGCAGCTTTCGACTACGCTGACCGGGCAATGGTCGAATTTCAAAGATCAGATTACACAGGCATTGATTCCAATCGGGCAGACGCTGATCCCAGTGCTTCAGGATCTATTAACGGCAGCGACACCGCTGCTCGCCGCTTTCGGCGATTTCGCGAAGTGGTTCAGTGAGATTCCGCAACCGATTCAAACGGTGGTGATAGCGATCGCGGGAATGGCGGCGGCGATCGGGCCGCTGTTGCTCGTGGCCGCGCAATTGATTACGGCATTTACAACGGTGGCGCCGGTTGTGTCGGCAATAGGCGCGGCGATCAGCGCGGCAATTCCGATCATCGGCGCATTTGTTGCCGGGCTTTCGGCTCCAGTGATTGCGATCGCCGCCGTTACAGCCGCGCTCATCGCGCTCGGCGTCTGGGTCTATAACAACTGGGATACGGTTGTCGGAGTGTTGCGCGATGCGTGGACTGGCATCGTTGAGCTTTGGGATGGCGCATGGTCTGCGATCGTTGGCGCCGTTACAGGAATATGGGACACCTTCAAGGGCGGCATTACGGCCTATTGGAAATTCATCACCGATCTGGTCGGCGCAGTCTGGAACGTCATCACGGCGATCTGGGAAGCTGAATGGAAGGCCATTGTCGCGGTTGTCACGGCAATCTGGGATGCGATCGAGCCTTACGTCAAGAGAGTGCTTGATCCGGCGATGGAGTTCGTTCGGGATCTCTGGGAAGGGATCAAACGGGCATGGGATACGGTCTGGACTGCGATTGAGCGCTTTGTAACCGGAATTTGGGAAGCGATCGCAGGCGCTGTCAAGACGATCTACAATCCGGCGGTGCGTTTCCTCGATAGCCTGTGGGATGGCATCAAAACGGCATGGCGCGCGATTTGGGAAGGCATCGAGACGCTATTGGTCGGGCTTTGGAATCGGCTGGCGACGGCCGCGACAAACGCATGGGGCGCGATCGCGAAGATCGGTGAGTTTGTCACCGGCATTCCCGGTAAACTGAATTCACTTGCCGATAGTATCCGCAGCGTGGGAACTGAAGCCGATAAGGCTGCCGGGCATTCACCCGTGCCCGAATTCGCCGACGCTCTCTATGATGTGGGCACGAATGCCACACCGTTGCCGGGATTGCTTGCGCCGGTCACCGGATCAATCAATGCGTTAGGAACGGCTGCGGGCGACGCAAAGCCTAAGCTGAATTTCACGACGGACTTTATTACGTTCACTTCCGGCGCCACGACGGTATCAACATCAATCGGTAATCTCACTACCGGGATGCAGAATTTTGGCACGGCCGCCGGCACGGCGAAAACCGATGTGACGACCGCGATGTCCAATATGGCGCGGGACGTCTCGACGACGATTGGAAATTTCGCGGGCGATATCATCGGCTCGCTTTGGGAAGGTCCAGGCTCATGGGCGGAAAAAGGCAAAAGTATGCTCGCTTCGCTCGGGCAGTCGGTCCTAAATTCATTTGTGA